TGTTCTGCTTCCGGTCCCGTCTGCTGCGCTTCCGTCTGTTCCTCGACGGGTGCTATATCCGCAGTCTCCTGTGCTGCCTCAATCTGCTGTGTCTGTGCTTCCGCCATCCGTCTCGCCCTCCTCGTTTACGTTTCCGGCATTCAACGCCGATAAGATCTCATCTCGATACGCCCGGAGTTTCCGTTTGAACTGCGCTTTCTGCTGTCTGGTGTCCTCGTATCTCTCATACTCCAGCACTTTCGCGAAGCACAGCTCCACTATCTCCTCCGGCGCGAATGCTGCCTTTCGTTTCGCGCTCATGCCTCATCCTCCCTCAACTTGTTTTCCGCAAGCCGCCCTTGCTCGATGTACGCCTCCGCGCTCTTTTGGAACGCTGCCAGCACCTCGAGCCGCGCGGCTAAATTCCTAAGCTGCTCGGTATCGTCGTAATAATGCGACGCGATATCTGCGACGATCTCCCTTTTTTGCGTCTCACAAAACTCCCGCAAGGCCTCCAGCGTCGTTTCCCATTTGCGCCCCCGCGCCGCTTCCGCTCGTAGCCGCTCCGGGTCCCGCTCTGCCCGTCCCATCGACAACCGCCGTTCCTCCTTCCGTATTTGCCGCCGCCGTCAATGCCTGCTGCGCGGCCTGCACTGCCATCTGCTGCGCCATAGCCTGATAGAACTGCTGTTTCGCCACTTCCGGATCAAGCACGTAATTCTGCGGGTCTCGTATGCCGCTTTCCTGTAACAGCTTCGACGCCGCTTTCGCCCACTCGCCCGGAGTGACCGCGCCTATCTGCATCCCCGTCGGCGCTATCGCCGTGAGGTAGAACTGCAGGTTCTGAATGGTCTGCTTCTTCTTCCCGACTCCGGCCTCTGTGTTCACGTCGATGTCGAACTCGCCCTTGAGGTCGTCGGGTGTGATCTGGAGCGGTGAGTTTTCCAGCCGTATCACCTGCGCCTGGTCGATGTATCGCTGATTCAGCTCCACGAGGAACCGCATCATCTCGCCAACGCCGGTCTCGGCGAAAGCCCGCACGATGTAGTCTATGCGCTGTTCGCTCGCCTGCTGGAGCAGCGATATCCCCGTCGCGGTCTTGTTCAGGCTCTTGCCGTCCGTGCCTTGGTTGTACCGTGTCCGCCCCGTGTACTGCTCCATCGCGCCTTCCAAAAGCTCGATGAAGTTCATCGTCCACGGCGCTATCGACGGCTGCGGGAATGGGAGGATCGCCCGTCCCATGTCCTGTCCCCGGACTCTGACGTTCTGCTCGCCCTCGAAAAGATCGTTCAGGTCCACCGCCGTCTCGTTCACGAAGAAGCGCGGGTTGTTGGCCATCACTGTGTTTGTGACTATCTGCCGTGTGAGAACTGTTTTTATGTCTTGGATCTCGCCGACTATCTCGGCGAAGCTCTTCCCCGCCAGCACCCGGAATGGGTCTCGAATGGGCGATAGCGTGAATATCGGCACACGTCCCCACGGATTCTCGTCTATCCTGAGGACTTCGTCGTCCACCACGGTGACGATAGCCTCATCGAGCATGCCGTCGCCGTCGATATCCAGTTTCACGTAGCACTCGTAAAGCTCGAACTGCGCTCTCGCCGGGTCCTCCTCGCTGTCTCGCCGCCGGTCGGTCTCGTCGTTCAGCTCCGTCTCGAAAGCATTCCAGATCACCCTGTCCGGCTTGTTTCGGATCACGTTCTCCACGGCCTCGGGATCGTATATGCCGGCCACGGACTGACGCCGCAGATGGTCTGCCGTAACGATCTTCCTCTGTGCCACAAAGTTGGCCTCGTCCAAGCTCCGCGCCTCCGGACTCCAGCGAAGGTCAGTAACGCGCACCGGCTCAATGACCGGCCTGTTCTCCTTCAGCCGCCCGACGCTGTACGACACGGCGAAGTTCCCGAAGAAATCCGGCCCCTGCACATCGCTCACCCTGCACCACGGGTCATTCAGGAGCTGCGCCAGTCCCATCTGGTCAAGCGTTTCTATTCTCTCGGAATCCCATTCCTCGTCGCGCTTCCAGTACACTTTCAGGGCCCCCAGCCCGTACTGAAACGCATCACTAAACCAATCCCACAGCCGGATGAAGCCGTGATTCTGCGTCATCACCTGAAACTCGATGAGCGCCTTCATGATCTCGGCTCGTGGCACGTCCTCCTGATTTCGCCCCACAATGGCTATCGCGTCGCCGCCGCCGAAGAAGCTGTTCATCACGGCTGGGATCGCCCACTGCACCATGCTCCAGAAGTCGTAGCTGACGAACTCGCTCTGCTTCGATGCCAGCTCGAACTTGCGCTTGTAATACTTCACATCCGCCTCGAACACCTGATGCCGGGTACGAAGAACGGGCTCGCACTTCTCCGTAAAGAAGTCGTTCGCCCGCTTGATGTCCGCTTTCACGGCCTTTTTTATTTTCGCTTTCGTCCTCGCTTCCGGCGCTTCCTCTTCCTCGCCGAAAATCCCGAAGTCGTCTAAACTCTCCATCTCCTGTGTAATCGTGACCATTCACCCCCTCTCGCCCCACCGGGCACTGACGCTATCTGCTCCATGTACGCCAGCGCGTCTATCACGTCGTCGTGCGCTCCGTTCGGGTACGCAAGCAGCTCGCTCTCCAGCTTCTCCAGCCACAGCGCCCCGCGCCGGAACCATACCGAACCGACGGCAAACCTCGGCTGCATGGCGTCAATCCGCAGCTCCTTTTTCTTCTCCGCTTTCAGCTCCGTGATCCGGAAGAACAGGTTTCGCTTCGGCATCTCCTTTTCCAGAAAATGCTTCAACGCCGCCTGATACGCCACCGTCTCAATACCCACAGCCAGCGGACGCCACTTCTCGTATGCGGAGAAGATCGCGTCCATCGTCGTGGTCGGATCATACCTGCCGTACTCGACGTCCAGCACAAACCAGTGATTTTCGCTGTTCACTCCCACCGTGACGATGGCGGAGTAGTCCGCGTTCTTCTTCTGCGATATCGCGAGGTCCACGGTGGTGTAAATGCTCATGCCGCTGGTGTCGATGGTGTCGTAGTATTTGAAATACTCGCGCTTGAACTTCTGCGACTCCGGGCTTATTGCTCTGCACATCTTCTCCCGAAACCAGATATCGGTTTTCCCCTGCCGTGCGAACACGTCTCGCTCTTCCTGTATCTTGTCCGCCGGCCATTTGTCCGGCCACGCGGAATGTCCGGCTTCGTCCAGAATGGGTATCCGCCGCGCCGTGAAACCGAAGTCGTTCGCCGCCGCGATAACTCGCTCGATAACGCACCGTTCGCCTAGGTTGTTCCCGATGAGGAATATTCTCGTGTCGCGCCCCAGAAACAGCACATCGGACAGGAACCAGTCCCAGTCCGTGTCCGTGACCGTCTCGCTCCGTGCGTCCTCTGCGTCCTGCGGGTCGTCGATGATGACCAAATCCGGTCTCTTCGCGCCCCAACTCAGGCCGCGCACGGCAGCGCCTTTTCCGTAAGCCTCTATGCGGACGGTCTCTCCTGTCCGGTACGTGACCTCCAGCGCCAGACCGGAATCTTCCCGGACCTTCGCAACCAGGCCATTCATGTCGGTATTCGTCTGGAACTCCCGGCTCACTTCCGACAGCTTTTTCGACGCGGTTCTCTGTGTCGCGCAGATGACCACGAGATATGTTCTCCCCGGCTGGGGAAACGTGAGCGCATGGAGCAGGTTCGCCCGGATGACGATCTGCGTCTTCGCGCTTTCCCTGAACGCCTCCACCGCGAAATGCCCTTTTCCCCGAAGGAGTATGTCACTCCATTCCTCGTGAAACGGGGCTGGCTTCACGTCGTCGGGTGCTGGCATGAACGCCTCCCGAAACGAGACGAGGCTGTTCATCGCGGCCTCTTCCTGATCAGCGATCTCCGCCACCGCCAGCATGACGTTTCTCTCTCTCTCGGTCCAGCAGGAACGTTCTGATCTCCGCTCTGGCGTTCACTTGGAGCTCCATCTCCCCGCTGTGTTCCACGCGGTCTGTGAAATCCCCCTCGGATTTTCCCAGCAGTTCAGAAGCTTTGAGCCGGTCTTTCCATTCCACGCTGTCGTCATCCATGATACGTGTCCAAAACTGCTGCCGTTTTTCCCGAGTAGCGATAGACGGTTTGATTCGTCTGCTTTCGCGTTCTCGAATAGCTTGCGCAATTTCAGGTTTTTTCAGGTTTTCCTGCCCTATGGAGTATGCACTTCTCTTGCTGTATCCTGCTTTTATCGCGGCTTCCGTGGCATTCCCGGCGTATGCATCCACGAAAGCACGCTGCTTCGCCGTCATCCCACGGCGCCCGCCTCCTTCCGGCCATAAAAAAAGAGACGGCCCGCAAGACACGTCTCCCCAAGTATTTGTATTTTTCGCCTATAAAAAAAGGACGGCCCTTCGGTCGCCCCTATATTTCTACACAGTAATTCGATGCTAAGCATTATACCAAGAAAACCGCCCTTTTTGTAACACGGTAAAATTACTGATTTTTTAGGCTGTCTCCCCCAAGGCTCTGATTTATCAGCATTACCAACCTTTTCCGTTTTCTCCAGACGGTCATCCTGTTCCGCATCGGCCACACCTTCCGCCACGGTACACCACGAAAATAATGCAGCTTTAGCAAGTCGCACAGATCGTCCGGCAAGCCGCGCATGAGCCTGTCCACCGGGGCAGTGTCCAGTTCCAGCGCCGCCACCTGCGCCCTCATGCGTTCTATACGGGCGTACCAGCTTTCGACGGGGCTGCCGTTTCTTCGCGCTGCGGCGTTCGCGTCCAGCCGCGAGGTGTGCGCCGAGCTGATCGTGTTTATCAGGCCTTGCAGCCTCTCTATCTCGGCGCGTTTCTCCGGGTATTCGAACAACAGTTTCTCAGCGGGATTCATGGCGCCGCACCTCCACACACGTCTTTGTCTCCTCGCCCTTCACGCGCTCTGCGCTGAGCTTTTTTATTTGACAGTCGTCCTTGATAATCTTTGCCATCGTGAGGGTGTCCAACAGCACCTTGAGCCGGTTGTCGATGTCCCATCGCCGCCGGTCCTTCGTGATGAACACCAGCTTCACCGCCACGTCGTCCGTGATAGTTTCGTGCCGCCATATCGCGGCCAGAGTCGCCGCCGTTCTCTCCTGCCATCGCCGCGTTGCCGGAGTTTTGGTTCGTCCTCTGCCCCATGTGCGATAAATGTGATTTACCGTCGGCGGCAGACCGGGGATCGCTGTTTCAAAAAGTGCCGTCATTTTTATCCTCCGCAATTTTGCTTATGCTATTTTACTTAAAACCCAACTTTCCCAGTAATAGTGAAACTTTGAAACTCGCCCCACCCCCAGCAACGTGCGCAACAAGCGCAACACTCCTAAAGGAGTGTGTTGCGGTTGTTGCGCTATACGCTGTGGGGGCAACACCGCAACAACCAATGCTTTGTTGCTGTCTGTTTCGCTTGTTGCGCAGGTATTTTTACACATTTTATTTTCCGCCATTTTCTTTTAGCTGCGCGGTCAGGTAGTCGCGTTCCCAAAGTCCCCACAGCCCGACCGGCGTATAGTATTCATTCCCATTGGTGTCATTTGCGCCCAACCAGCCGAGGTTCAGCAGGTCTTTTATGGCTCTGCTGAATAGTGTTCTTTGGCTGTGAGGATTTTTATTCTCCAGCTTTTCATAGAAGACCTTACGCCATTCCTCTTTTGCCAGGCCGGCGAACTTGCCCTCGTTGTCAAGTGTCCCTGCCGTCTTGGCGGCCTCGACGTAAGCAAGTATGGCGATGTTCTGATTTTCGGTCAGTGCTTTTTCCTGTTCTACCTTTACTGTGCCGGACAAGCCCATGACGCATGTACGGACCTGTTCTCCGTCCTCGTCGTACCATCCCGGCACGTCTATTTGGTGTTGTTCCAGACGGAGATCTTTTTGAAGCTCAGCGTCTTTATTTTTTGTCTGCTTGAGAGTCACGGCGGGGAAGTCTTCGTTGTCCTCTCTCAAAACGGCGATCTCTATATCCATAGCGCCGCGCCACGCGGACGATCCACGAGCCCGGAGCTGTGCGTCCTGGGACACTCCGGTATGGTGTACCAGCAGCACGGCGCACCCGAAACGCTGATACAACCTAGCGCACGCCTCAAGCATGTTCCTTGTGTCCTGTGCCTTATTCTCGTCACCGGCCATGAAATGTATCAGCGTGTCGATGACGATAAGGCACGGCGGCCTGTCCCCGAAGTGTGACTCTATGCTCTCTATTGCGAGGCTCACGTCTCCAGTATCGAAATTCGCCGTCGCCTCGCTTACAAACATATCTCCTGTATCCACGTCTTTGTACGCCTTCCAGCCCGCAAGCCTCTGTTTCATCCCAGCGTATCCTTCACCGGCGAGGTATGCCACGGGACCGTGTTTCAGCGTAAAACCCTGCCATGTTTCAATCTGGGGGCAAGCGATAGACAGCGCCATGTCCAGCACGACAAACGTCTTCCCGCTTCCCGGCGCACCGAACACCATCATCTGCGCTCCGGCCTGGAGCCAGCCTTTAATAAGCCATTTGATCGGTTGAGGTTTGGAGCAGAAGTCAAGCCAATGCGTCAGTTTCAGAGTGTCCCTCTTGATCAGCAAAGCCTTCAAATCTTTCCCGGCGACGGCATAATCGTTGGCGTCTCCGCGCTCCGGCATTATCACGCACCGTGCCTTGACAGCGTCGGCTGCGTCCTGCGCTTTCTTCTGCCCGACTCCGCTTTCGTCGTTGTCCCCGACAAAACACAGATCCGCGTCCGGCAAATTTTTTCTCAGGAACTCCCCGACCTTTTTCAGATTGCCGGCGTTAAGCGCCGTCCACACCTCGCAGCCCGTGGCCTCATGTATGCTTGCCGCCGTAGCGTATCCCTCGGCGATAAACTTTGTCTTGCCTTCGGCCTTTTCCGACGCCGGGATTCGGAAGTATCCCCCGCTTGTCTGCCCGCCGGGGTGAAACTGCTTGTCCCCCTCCGGCCCAATGTATTGCAGGCTTGCCAGATTTACGCCGATATACACGGGCATTATCAGCCGTCCGTCGCCCGTCTGGCGCAGCCCGTGGTTCTTGACCTTTTTCTTTTGGAGATACGGATGTGTCAGACTTGCCGGCTGTGCTTTCTCCCATATCTGCTTACAGGCCCCGGCAGCCTTGCCCCATATCTCCTTCTGTTCTTTGTCTCTTTTCTCGCGTATCCCGCGCCAGATATCCTCCAGAGCCTCACGGTTGGCGGAATAATCTATCCCGTCGGCGTGCCAGCGGATCCAATCCTCACCGTCCTTCCAATTCCCAAACGCTCCGGCAGGGAGTCTGTCTCCGAAGATGACATACCAGCCGCTCTTCTCGCTTCCGGCATCACCGTCCACCTTGAAGCGATGTATCTTCCCGTCAAGTATCGGTTCCACCACCGATCCCGTAGCGTCGAATATGGCCTCCTGTACCTGTTGCTCTACCGGCGTCTTCTCCGGTTCATTCGCCCATTCAGACGGCAGCTTCATTACCCGTCATCTCCTGTTCCCAGCCGCAGTCCAGCAGCTTATAAAATTTTTTCTTTTGTGTCCCTTCCGCGACGTACTTTATCCATTTAGGACAAGGGAAAAGCCCGCCCTGCCTGTTTATCGCCGCCGCAATCTTCTCCGTGTCGTACATCTCGGAACTCCGGCAGTCGTACCGCAGCAGCTTCGACATGATCTGCAGCGCTTTCATCTGCGCGTAGCCGCCGTGATTGACGCAGAGGAACAGCGGTACGGTCTGCCCGGTCAACTCTTTGGGCAGGAAATCTACTCTCAGCATGGGGACGCCGGACTTCCTCGACGAGACGCTGTACCATCTCCACCATGACGGGGTCATCATCTTTACCCTCTCCATGATATCCGCGTCAGGGTTCAACGGTTTTCTCTCCGCGTCGTCTCTTCCCCTCACGGGGAAAACAAACCCGCACTCCGGACAAACCTTTGTCGATATGGAGACTTCCGTCCCGCACTTCTCGCAAGTTTTTGTAGGCTTCACCCCGTTATGCTCCCCCTGGTCCGGCGGCAATATCCCCGTTACCGGCCCATGCCTGTCGATGTTCCCCGCAAAATCCAGCACGGCGCAGTCCTTATATTCCCCGCTCTTCACTCGCATCCCGCGCCCCGCCATCTGAACATACAGCCCCGGCGACAGCGTAGGGCGCACCATGACGATTAGATCTATGTCAGGATAATCAAACCCAGTGGTCAATACGTTAACATTAGTCAGTGCCTTAATACGTCCGGCCTTGAAATCATCCAGGATTTGCGCCCGCTCTTTAACCGGCGTCTCTCCCGTGACGGTCTCGGCGCTGATACCGTTATTTCTGAGAGTGTCGCGCATATCGAAAGCATGTTGCACTCCCGTGCAAAAGACCAGCCATGCCTTCCTGCCCTCCGCCAGCTCCATAGTCTTCCGGACGATGTACTCGTTGTTGTCCTCCGTGTTGAAGTTTTTCTCCAGTTCGTCTCTGGCGTAGTCTCCGTTAACTTTCCTGACTCCCCTGGTGAGCCTGTTGGACATCTCTATGTCCTTCATCTTACTTACCAACTGTGCCAGATATCCGCCGGCCACCAGCTCCTGGATCGTCACCGGCGTGATGATCTCGCTGAACAAAGCGCCTTCTCCCTCGGTTATCATGCCCTGCCCCAACCTGTACGGAGTCGCCGTCAGGCCGATAACGCGCATACGAGGTTCTATCTTCGCCAGGTCATCCATGAACTTACGATACATCCCATGCGCCCTGTTGTTTATCAGGTGAGCTTCGTCCACGATCACAAGTTCTATCCGTCCAAGCATCTGCTTGATAAGCTCTGCTTTGCGCCAGATCGACTGTATGCTCGCCACGGTTATAGAGTTTATGCGCTTTTGTCTAAGCCCGGCGCAGTACACCGCTATCGGTGCTTCCGGCCACGCGGCGAGTATCTTCTCCGCGTCCTGTTCCAGCAGCTCCTTGACGTGGGATAAGATCAAGACGTTATATCCCCATCTGCTCATGACGTCCTCGCACAGCCCAGCTATTATGTGGCTCTTCCCGCTCCCTGTCGGGGCCTCTATGCAAGGATTGCCCCTGTTGGCGGACATCCATTCATAGACGCGCTCTATCGCGGCTTTCTGGTAATATCTCAAGTTGGGGATCAAAATGGGATCGCCTCCTCCGTCCTCGGTTCGCGCTCTCCGTTCAGCAGGTTGGCGCTCAGGACAGCTCCGGTTACCCCGTTCCCCTGCCCCCCGTTGATCACTCTCTTGCCGTCCACGTCGTATATGGCGTTGCCGAACTCGTCAACCCCGCGCAGATCCCACGGGATCAAGTCGGGATGTATCACATGGCGCGAGCATCCGTCCCGCTGGCCTTGTTCGCTCTGTATGGCTAGGCTTCCGTGGCATTTCCTCATCGCTTCGCACTGCCACGTCCCGTCGCTCATCGGCGTAACGTGACCGCATGTGCGGCAGTTCACGCAGCGCGGCTCGATACAATGTGTCTCGTGGCAGAAAGACCACGCCGGACACATCTTGCACTCGTACCATGCCGGAGACGCGCCCCTCATCATCGGCGGCAGATGCTCTTCAAGGACTATCCTTGCCCCACGGCTTATGATGTCGTTTGCCGCCTGGGGATTATACTCCACGCGCTCGGTATAGATCTCGTCGTTGTCCTTGCAGACCGCCACATACAGCGCCCGGTTGATCTTCGTCCCGTGCATGTAGCACTGCATCTGGCACCAATGCCGCCGTTTCGCCTCGAACACGCCCTTGTTCTTAAGCTCGTTGAAGCTTTTGAGATTGTGCGTTTTGAACTCCGCGACGTGGCGCGTCTTCTCCGCCCCTGGGACGCCGCTCTCGATGATCCCGTCGAGGCTCCCGCCGACGTGCGGGGCAAGCTCCACATGGACCTGTCCTCCGTCGTCCGCGCTAGTGTGGTGTATCACTACCCCGATACGCCGAAGGTTCTCAACGATCGCCGCCTCTTCCCTTTTCCCCCTGTCGAATAGCCTCAGCATACGCCCGGGGAACTTCTCCTGCACTGCCCAGCGGAACGACAGCCAGAGCCATCGTTCGCAGGGATGGCCGAGAAGCGAGGCTCCGAGATGGGGTCTCGGCTCCTCGGCGTTCCCCTCCCACCATGCGTCTATTTTGGCGGCTATGTCGCCGGCAGGTTTCGGTATCGGGGTCAATTAAACCACGGGGCCTCGTCTGAGGGTGCCGGCGCTATCGTAGTGAAAGCGTCGGGCAAGCCGCTCGCTTGGCTGACCGCCTCCGGCTTCATGAACCGTTTAATCCTGTTCTGCGCCCCGTACTGTTCGTTTTCTTCCGTGTCCACCCTAGCACCGCAGGTCATACCTATAAGCTGCTCAGTGTCCGTCACCTGCTCCGCCGGCACTCCGGCTGACAGGATAAGGCTTTTAAGCTGCTGCCGTCCGATCCTGGTCGCTTCGGCACTGCTGTTTAGGACGTTGAAATTCGTAAACAGCTTCCGTCCCTGATACTTCGGCCCCAGCACCGTGAACTCCACATTGATGTACTGCCCCCTGCCGTCCTTCGTCGGCTTGAGTGCGGTCTTTGCCACCTGGAGCGTGTAGTCCCCTTTGGGAAGCGGGGTAAAATCCTGGACTTCCGCCGTCCTTACGCCTTCCAATATTTCAGCAGATAATATTGCCATGATCAATCTTCCTCCTCTGTTTTTTCAACTGTGAAACTTGCCTTGCCCGGCGTGACCTCCATCGCGGGAGCAAACACCAGACGCGTTTTCTCGTCCGCTTCTTTCCATTCCGTTCTGACGACTTCCGGCTTCCAGCTGAACAGCTTGTCCAGCATCGGCAGAATGTTATACACCCGTGCCTGTTCGCGCAGCTTGTTCGCGTCGATCTTGTAGTTCATGCGCCGCGTAAGCTTCACCTTGAACTCGCCCACGGCCTTTGTCTTTGTCCCCTCCCATTCGTCCGGCAGGGCTATCGCTTTTGCAAGCTCCGCCTCGAACATCACGCGGCGTTCCTTCGCCGCCTGCTCCTGCTGCTTGGCGATGTACAAATTCGCCACGATCTCATTTATTCCCATCTTTGCCGCCTCCTATCTTCTTGATAATCGCTCCCAAATCTGCCGCCTCGATTGGGGCAAGCCTCCCGCTCCTGTCCTTTGCCAGCCAGCTTAAATCGCTATGGCATTGGAGCGCCCTTTTGATAGTGCCGTCATCGTCCTGTACAGGACGCAGAGCTAAAACTTCGTCAAAGAAATACGGGAGAGATTGCGTCAAAGTTTTCCCCGGCATTGACGGCGACCACAACAGCGCCCCCGTGTCCGTCTGGAGTTTGTCAGCCTTGGCCGTGAAATAGACGTGACGCCCCGGCAAGTCACGGAAGCTGCGTATGATCTGAGTCATTCGGTCATTTGTTTCACCATACGCGGCGCGTCCGTCCTTGTTGGTTTTCTTCTCTCCGCTCAGGACGACTTCGGCTATCTCGCTGAGGCTGTCCAACGCTACGGACTTGTATGCCTTGCTTTCCTCGCTTTCCGTGAGCCACTTGAACACGTCCCCCAGCTCCGCTATGTTGGAGACTTCGATGTAGGGGATCTTGTGTTCCTTGAGGCTCAAGAGGCCCCCCTCGGTTGAGACGATAACGGGATTGGGGAGCGTACTTATGAGAGTCGTTTTCCCCGCCCCAGCCTGACCGTACACCAGCACGCGCAGGCCGTTGTTTACCACGTCGTTAGTGTTTTTTAAGATGACTGCCATGTGCTATAATCTCCTTATATTCCGTAGAAGTTGTGTTACGCCCCGAAAGGGGCATTTATTCTGTCCTAGTGCCAAGCTCCTTTTCTTCCTCTTCGATGAAATCGCGGATTATGTACGCTATATTCATCGCTTGTTTGGAAATATAAGCTTCGTCCTTTTTTGGGAAAATACTGTTACTGAAATACGCCACATCCTTCCGTCCGTGGTTGTAGAATTGTTCGATTTTCACCTCAACCGTATAGAGTGCTTTGATTTTTTTTGAGTTATTCCCCCTTCTGTTCCATACCGCTGCAGCTTCCTCCGGCGTGGAATATTCCGCAGTCTCCGGGCGGATAAGACAATGCAGCCACGGACAAATAACGGAATAGCCTTTTTCACTATGTACTAGATCGGGCTTCCCCCCGCAATAAGGGCAGGCCTCCAGTGCCTCATTCATCTTTGCTCCCCCTCTCCTTTAATTCGTCCCAAAACCGCGTTCGCTTTTTCCAGCGTTGCCCGCGCGGCCTCGCGCTCTTTCTCGAAGTCCGCGCCGAGGTCTTTCAGCCTGATAAGCTCGTTTGAGACATAGGCTGCCAGCTCCGGGATTAGTGCCAGCATGTCAGGCGCGGCTGTGACAAGTCGTATATTCGCCGCCATTTCTGCGGTTGCTTCGGCTTTCGGCTCATCGTAAGGCATGAACGCCTCAAAAATAAAACCCGTCTCGCTCGTTATTAAACTACCGTCCTCTTCCCACGGCCCCGGCGTGATGCTCATTTTTCTTCCTCCTTTCCGTCGATGCGGTGAATAAGGGAACGAATTTCATAGCACAAATCAGCTATACCTTCATCAACATCAATCTCATAGATATCGTTGAGGTCCGCT